TCATTTGCTAAATTTTTAATTTCTTCCATCTTTTTAAAGATTTAATAGGTTTCTAAATTGTTTTATTTCTTGTATCTTATTGTCCTCTTTCGGCTCGGTATCTTCAGGAGTAACCACAGTTGGCTCTTCAGATTTAACAAGTGAAATAAGTTTTAATAATTCAAATTCAATAAGACCAAATGTTTCATCTGTGTAAGTACCATTTTTAATAGCCTTAACCAAAGTCTTAATTCGGTCTTCTCTTTCTTCTGCTGACTTAAAGCCAGTAAAAGGTGTATTAGGGTTTGCACCAAAAGTAACTGCTGAACCTTCCCAAAGTTTTACTTCGTAGATTGCATCAATTTCTTCTCCCATATCTGTGTTTTCTTGTGATTTAATTACTTGGTAACCAATAGAGTGTTGAGTAATTACACCATCTCTATAAAGTTTCAAAGCATCCTGTCCCCAAGTTGTGTCGGTCATTTTAGCTTCAAAGTATAAACCAAAGTTATCTTCTCTTAAAACCATTAGCTTTCCTAAAGGCTTATAAGTATCGTGTTGCCATAAATAAGCTATTTCAGGCTTTGATGAATCTGGTCCTCTCTCTGCGATTGTTTTTGTAAATGCTCCTGGCATTATAACATCCCCATCTAAATCAATAGAATTGAATTGAGAGAAATAACCTGTAACTACTCCTGTTGCTACATCAAGGTCTTTAATAGTAGCATCGTAATTTTTGAAACTTATATTTTTCATAAGCGATTAATTTTATAGTGTTTAAAAAAGAGTGGATGTTTTACCACCCACCCTAAAACCAAAACACCAAACTATGATAGTACAAAGATACTAACTTTTTTAGCAATTATTTATAAATGATATTATTTTCCTTATCTAACTTTGCTTTTGTAAGCATCGTGCATTTGCAATTTATGTTATTTATTTCAAGACCTGCTGGGTCTCCTGGATGTTTCATCATAATTCCGTTAATAGCTTTAAACTTTTTATCTAAATCAATAGTAGTTCCGTCTAATTGAACATGCTTGTTTCTTGGATTTTTAGGATGGTCGTGAATCCAAGTCTTCTCCATAAGAATAGGCATTATATCACTTTGAGTATATTTAGCAGCATTAGTAACCATTACTGATTCAGTTCGTGCTATCATTCTTGCTCGTGTCTTTGACATTCCTACTTCCTTAATTAATCTACGCTCTGCACCTCTAAAGCCTTCATTATTTTCTAAAGCCGTTTGAAATGCTGATTGTACTTTCTTAAGTGTTGTATCGCTAATATCTTTAATGTGTTTCCCACCTATTGTGTTAAAATATTCTTTTAAAGCTGCATCCATAATAGGATTCTCAAAACCTACACCTATTGTAGCCTGTGACGGTAAATTAGCCTTAAGCCATTTAACATAACCTCTTGATTGTTTATTCCAAGCAGTATTATAAAAAGTTTTCATTGCATCAGCAATAGGTACTTCAGTATAAAGCATCCCTGCAATAGAATTAGTAAAAGCAACCGATTCCGATTGATTTAAAGCATCCAAGATAGGTTGTATAGATTGTTTTAAAGCCTTTGAGAACATACGATAACCGTACACCTCAAGGTATAGTTGTAGTTTGATGTCAAATTCTTCCTGGCTCATTATAACTCTTTATCGCTCATTCCTAATTCATCAAGATAAGTTAAGTTTGTAGGAACTAAAATTCTGTCCATATCTTCTTCATCTATTCTATCGTAGTTCATAGCATCTCTTTTTTCGTTAGGAGTAATCCACCAAGATTCTTTCATTTGAGAAACGATTTTCTCCATATCCTTTTGCATTTCAGGGAATGCTTGTGCATCGTAGTCTATGTAGTATTCTTTGCCATCTCTTAAAGAGTAGTATAAAGCAACTTCGTTAAACATACCTCTAATCATATTTAAGATAGGAATAATAGTGTTTGTTACCAAACCTTTGTAAGCCATTTCCTTGTTGTTATATGAAGCCGAATCAGTAGCCATTAAGATAGGGTCTACTCCAAACACTCTACATAAAGTATCTCTATCCGCTCCTATTGATTTAATAATTTCTAAATCCGCTGGACTCATTCCAATTTGCTTATAATCCACAATACCGTTAGTTGCTACTATTCTCTTGTAATTATCCGCTCCAGTAAGTTTACTATCAATTTGTTGGTTAATCTTACTAATTTGTTCGCCATCAAGCATTGCGTCTTTATCCCCACTAAATAATAAACCTGCTGCACCACCATTAATAAATGCTTTAGCTTTTGCCCTTGTACCCTCGTTTGAACTTGAAACAGTTTCCCAAGCAGCCATAAGCGGAGACATTCCGTATAATTGGTTACCACTTACATTGTAGTCAGGATTAAAGAACTTAATATGGTTTACTTCGTTTACTTTAAATTCTATTTCTTGGTTTCCTATTTGTAGCTTATAAGCACTAATCGGCTCAAATGTACCACTACCTATAATCTGTGTGAATTGTGATGGTAAAGGATAAAGTTTAGTAGGTACTCCTTTGTTTCTTCCTACTTCAGGCATAAATTTATAAGAGTAAGCGTTTCCTGTAATCTCTAAAAAAGAAACTAAAGATTCGATATATTCTTGTTGGCTTTGCATTTCGTTTGGTCTTGCAATCAGCTTATTTAAGTCCGTTCCTTCTACTTCGGTTAATCCCTTTTTAATTAGGTTAAACTTATTATTCTTTGTTCTATTAAAACTCTTTTTGTTGTCTATCTCGTAAACATAGAAAGGAACTGAAGCTGCTTTCTTAGCAATCATATTAATAATTGCAAATACATCGGGATTGCCTTGATAGCCATTCCTTACATACGCTCTCGGATTGTTAGGTATGTTAAAAAATATTCCGTTGAAATAAGAGAATAAAGATTGATTGTATTTGTTGCCAGCATCTGAACCTTGAGAAGGTAATATAGCAGCTTTAATTCTTTGTATGAGATTCATAAGCAATTATTTTTACAAATTTACGATAAATTTAGATAACTTTTACATTACAACAAAGTCAAACTTCTTTAGTTCAAACCACATTCGCATCATTAAGGCATCACTTATATCGGGACTTCGACCTAAATGTTCTTTTACTTTGTCTTTAGGTAGCACCGCAAGTTTACCATCTTTATCAGCGTTATGCCTTTGTACCCATTCAAGTTCTTCGGTTAATTCCTTTTTTATAGTTACATCTTCGGACATAACCCAAACGCCAGCTTGATTTATTAGTTCAGCTAATTTATAGTAGCATTCTGATTTTAGGTTTATATAATTACCTGTTAATGCTTTGCTATTGTTAACGAATCCTTTAAAGCCATAGTCGACCACACCACCGCCGACACCATCCTCATCACAAATGATTTGAGAATAAGGGATTGAATGTTTTTTACTTAAATGTTTAATGAATGCTGCTACTTCATTGGTTGCCTTGTTAGCTAACTTGTGTATCTCGATAACTCTAAACCCACTCCATACCATAATTAAAGTATTATCCTTACCAAAACGAGCAATATCGGCTGAAATATACCCTTTACCACTTGGGATGTGTTCATTTGTAAACATATCAATAATCTTATCGTAACCGATTAAAGCGTTGTCATTATCATCATACTCCCAATTACCATAAAGTAATCGCTCCCTACTTTGATTGTCTAAAGTCTTTAAAGATTCAATATAGTGCTTTGAAATATATGGATTGTCTACCGCTAATGCTTGAATAAATGCTTTGTTATCTTCTAATTTGTTTTCCTTATGTGGCTTATAAAAGTTATTATAAACCCATCCTTTTGCAGGGTTACAAGTTCCAAGTATTTTAGGAATCAAATTAAATTCATCAAGTTTATATCTTATTCGAGATTTAAGAATATTCCAAGCCTTTTCAGTTACCTGGTTGCATTCGTCTACAAATATAAAGCTGACCTCAAGGCTGCCCAATTCGTCAAAATTAATATCTGAAGGGTATTGAAATAAGTCTTTTAGTAAAATAGTCGAACCATTTTGAAAGGTAATAATATTACTTTGAGCGTTGAACTGATAGTGAATGCCTGACTTTAAACCTTGCATCCTTGCTACATCGTAAAAAGAATTAAGAGTAGTTTCTTTTAGTGTCTTTAACACCGCTCTACCTATTAAGGCTCTTGTACCTGGATATTTTAAACAAGACTTAAGAATCCAATAAACACCTAAAGCAGTTTTCCCACTTCCAGCACCGCCACCATAGATAATCTCTTTAGTTTTATTATCTTCAATTAAATCAATCGCTTGTGTCTGTTTTTGTGATAGGTGCATAGGTTCTTATTTCTTCAAATACTATTTTGGCTTGTATAGGATTGTTTGCATCCCCTTCTAAAGTTGTTCTTGCTAATTTTGGCCTTGCGTACTCAAGTAAAGTTAAATATGATTGTACAAAGTCTTTGCCCTCCAAAGAGTTAAGTTCTTGGTTAAATCGTTCTGTACCCTCTTCTATTATAATATTAACGAAGTTGTCTATTAATAGTCTTTTTTGGCTTACTGCACCTTGTGGTCTGCCATTCGGATTACCGCTTTTGCCTTTTTCAAACATTTGTTTCTTTTTGTTATTTACAACAAAGGTAGCTATTTTATTACATTTTTAGAAAGTTCGTATTCCTTTCGTAAATAGTTAATCTTTTGCGTTAAGACATCTATAAAAGAATTTGTACTAAATCTAATATTCTTAACCTCTGCTAATCTTGTTTCAAACTTACCTTCAATTACTCGGTAAGGCTCGGACATTATTATAGCTTGTTTCTCTTTGTTGCCTTGCGTACCTTCTCCTTCTACAAATAACCTTGCTTCTTCTATCTTCCTGGTAGTGTAAGCATCTATGTAACCTTTGTGTATCTCTGCTTCCATTTCATTTAAAAGGAATAAATAACCAGCTAATTTTAAATTAGAGTTTATTAGGTCTTCTATTGCACTGGTCCTATTAGCTTTTATTATCTCTGCTTTGATTTTATCTATCATAATTCTTAAATTGTCTTACAGGTGTTTCAATAGCATAATCAATAGACTTACCATTTTTAACCCTTGTGTAAACTGTATCGTAGTTCTTATTATATTTTCTTGCTAATTGTGCAATGGATAAAGATTCGCCTTTGTAGTTATATTTCTTTGTTATATCTCTATTAGCCAAATTTTCTTCTTGTGTAACAAATCTGCAATTATCAGGATAATATCCTTTTGAATTATCTATTCTATCAATTTGCAAACCATTTACATAATTGTTTAAGATTGCCCAATCTCTAAAGTTTCTAAAGTCTTTCCAATCTTCAAAAAGAGTTATCCCTTTATCAAAATAGTATTTCCTTTCAAAGTATGTTTCCCTTACTCTATTACACATTGCCCTCCAGGTAGTATGTAATTTAGTTCTTGTCATATTGTGAATAGGATTTAAGCATCCGCAAGATTTTATTCTATTCCTTACTAAATGCAGCACTAATATGTTTTCTTTTATATTACCACATTCACATTTACAATTTGCAGTTAATACTTTTTGACCGCAAGGTAATTCTTTCTTTTGCCCATATTCAATAAATTCCAATTTATTAAAAATAGTACCTGGTTGTATATCTAATCTTTTCATACTACAAAGTTACACAATTAATATGTAATATTATAGTTATAGATTAGCTACTTTGTTGGTGTATTCATCAATCTTATCTAAATACCAATCTTTGGTAGTTTTAAAGGTTTGATTCTTTCTATGCTCTAATGCTGCAAATGCTTCATCTCCTAAATGTTTTTGCAGTCTTAATGTATATACAATGTAATTACCATTTTTAGCCACATTACAACCGTAGCAACCAGGATAACAATTTTCTTCATCCCATCTCGTAGATAAATGAGTTCTGCCCCAAAAGTGAGCGTTCTGCATCTTTTTATAAGGATAAATCCTATCACAAGTAAAACACTTTACATTCAAATCTTCATCAGCGTATTTAAGTCTTATGTAAATAGAGAAAATTGTATCTAATTTCTTTTTTAAGATTGTTGTACTCATTTTTTTGGTCTCTTAAACTTAATTAAAGTTGGTAAATAAAAAGGTATTGCAAATGGAGCAATTATCATAGCAGGAAATATGTTTCCTATTACATCAGCTAATGTAAATTCATCTTTAGATTCAAACCTTCCAGGATTCTTAATAAGATAATATACTCCATAAATTGTACTTGCAATCCAATAAATAATTAATAATGTCATTTTAAAAGTATTTTAGTGTAAAACAATTCAAACACTACTCCCCAAATAATAGAGAATAAGATTATATCAAAATACCCAAAGATAGGTTTGTAAGTTACAATAGCTAAAGAAATAAAAAGTAACATCAAGGCTTTAAATAAATGCCAACCATCGGTTAAAAACGAAAGCATAGTTGAAGAAAATAAAAACTTCTCGCCATTTTCTTTTTCGCCCCAAGACCATTTGTTTCGCCAACTAATATTCCAATCCCAAAACTGTCTATTCTTAAAGTTTCCAAATATGGAAATATAGTACCTGGTACTTAATGTGTCCATTACTGAATTGCAGAATGCTGCTAATATTACAAAGATTAAACTCATTTCACTATTATTTTAAATATTGTGACACTTTAAAGCTCATTATTAGTATAAATACGGCTCACTTTTGAACTCTATTTGTAGTGAGAACAGGATTTGAACCTGTATGGTAGGCTTATCTAGAAAGCCGTTTGAAGTACCTATTACAAAAGTCTTATGGCTATTCCTGCTTTTGATTTTA